TACTGATCGACCAGCACCGCGCCGCGCTGGGATGTTGCGCCCGTCATGAAGAAGGCGGGGTTCTCGAACTCGAACGTGCCGGTCGTTGCGCTGCCGAGCGGGTCGCTGGTAAGGGTCAGTTGGGACATGGTCGCTCCGTTACAGGATCACCCAGCGCGAGCCGGATGGAATGGTGATGGTGACGCTGCCGTTAATCGTCAGCGGGCCGGTGGATGAGGCGTTCTTGCCGGATGGGATGGCGTAGGATGTCGTGACGACCTGGCTGTTGAGGATGAACACCTCGTCGCCGCCAGCACCCGTGGCACCGCCGCCGATGCCCGCCCAACCAGACGCACCGTAGCCCTCGAAGGCACCGTTCGTGCTGTTGTAGCGGATCATGCCGATGATGGGCTCGTCGGCAATGGACGTGCCTGGAGCGACCGTTTGCGAGACGCTGACGGTGTAGGTGCCAACGCCGCCCGATCCGGTCAGGAAGTCGGTGACGCGAGTGCCAGCCGTGACGCCCGTGCCTGTGATCGTCGCGCCGATGTAGAGCGTGCCGCTGACGACGTTGGTGATGGTCAGCGTCGTGCTGCTGATCTGGCCCGTGCCGCTGAACGCGCCCGCGCGCTGGGCCGTAGAACCAACGGGCAGCTTCATCTGCCCCGTGCCGCTCATGTAGAGGTACTGATCGACGGTCACGGTCTGCGATGCCGCCAGCAAGCGTCCGCTGATCGTCTTGGACCCGGTGATGTTCTCGGACGCCGTCAGCGTGGCGACCGCCGTGGTGCCCGTGAAGGTCGGGTTAGCCGTCAGCGCAACCGTGCCCGTAGCCGCCGGGAAGGTGACGGTGTTGGTGCCCGCAACCGCAGGCGCCACCAGTTCGACATAACCGGAGGTCGAGCCGTACAGCCGGACCAGGTTGATGTTGACGGGCGGGATGCCGTCGATGTTGTCGAACGTGCCGACCAGCGTGTCGTTGCTGTCCTTGAGGATGAACTTGTAGGAGTCTCCGTAGGTCAGCCAAACCTCGGACGGCGGGCGGCCCGCAGCGTCAAGGATGATCGGGTTGGCGTGCGCCGTATTGCCCGTGAAGTCGGTAAACGTCGCCTTGGGCGTGGTCGTGCCTGCCGCGTAGGTAAATATCTTGCCGCCCGACAGCGGGTCGCCGTTGTCGTCGAAGAACTGCGCGCCGGGGTTGGCGAAAGGGGACAGGTTGACGGTCATGGTGCGAACCTAGCGTAAATCGGGTTGTCAGGCAATCTGGTAGTTGACGTTGTAGGCGTAGGTGGCAGCAGCGCCCGATGGCGCGTTTAGGCGAAACTCCAGCAGGGGCCCGGTGGCGATAACGGAGCCCACTGCGGTGACGCCGCTGGCGGTGGTGACGAACGTACCCGCAGCCGTAGACAAGGACAGATCGTCCAAAATCGGCGGCGTCATCTGGAACATGGTGTCGCCCGCCGCAATGGGGTCAAGCGTAAACGTGCCTGTCAGCGCAATGACCGTGCCCATCTGGTTGGCAAAACTTGCCCCCGCCGACACCGTGGTGACGTTGATGACCGGGGTGAGAACAGGGGTGAAAACCGTCGGGGTTGGCAGGTAGGTGTGGATCGTGTCGAAGAACCGATACCATTCCCGCGCAACAAAAACCGGCGGAGGCGGAGGGTCGGCGTTACGCCCGGGGGACGCACCTACCCGCGAACGCTCGTTGATCGCCACGCGCTGGGCGGGTATTTGGCTGGCGTTAGGAAGAAGTGCCATTGAGGATCAGCTCCGCACCCATGATGACGATCTTGGTCGGATCGGTGCCCGACACCTCGTAGACGCGGTCGCGGATCTTCTGGGTCATGCCCAGCCGCCGCCAGAAGACGCGCTGGCCATAGACCCCGATAGCGCCGAGGCTGGTCCAGTGCTCACGCGACCAGGTGTGGCCACCGTCGTCCGACCAGCGCAGCATGGCCTGCGGATCGCTGCCCTGCCCGTCGTTGATGCCGACGCCGCTTTGGCAGTCGAGTTGCAGCGTATGGTGCGCCGTGCGGCGCAAGTTGTTGGTGCCCGTCGGCAGCGCGCGCCACGACCGCAGCCACTTCTGCGGCTGGTCGTCGTCGGCGTACACGTCAAGGTCGAAAGCGTAGATGTTGCCGTTCTCGTAGTCGCCCACGATAGTCTGATTGTTGAAGTTCATCTGGCAGTTCGACCTGTGCCGCGTGAACACGCCGTTGGTCAGCCCCGCCCGCTCGTGCCATGCGCCCGTGATCGTGTCGTAGACCCACGTTGCGTTGGCGGTCGGGAACGTCAGGACGTAGAACTTGTGGCCTTCCTGCTGGTAGGAGTAGGCCACGGCGTCCGAGATCGTGCTGTAGCTCTGGATGGCGAACTCAACCGCATGGGTCGAGATGCGTTCGCCGCGGTAGCCGTTGGCCTGGTAGACGATGCCCCGCCCGCGCGCGTCGGCACCCAGCCAGAACAGCGTGTTGTCCAGCTTGGCGACCGAGTAGACCGCAGCGCAGCCCAACTCGTTGAACGCACCCTGGATGCGCTGGAGTGGGAAGTCGGCCGTGCCAGCGTTGTACCAGACCTCAGTTGTGCCCGTGCCGAACAGCCACGCCTCGCGGTGATCAACGTTGACCGAGATCAACTGGTCAGGCGCACCCTCGGCGCTGGCGAAGTCCAGCGGGTCGATGCTGGTGCCGTCCAGCAGGCTCGTCACCCAGACCTTCTGGCTGTTCGGTTCGTTGAAGACGAAGTAGCCGTCGAGGTAGCCGACCGTGGACGCGCCGGGGAAGTCCGGGTCGCCAATCGGCGCGAACGCCCCGGTGCTCATGTTGTAGATGTAACCGTCCGGGTTGGCCGCGATGAAGATCTGCGTGCCGTTGTCGGCGATGGACACCGGGCCGGTGCCATTGATGGTGCCAAGAAACGTTGCGTTGTAGGACGTGTCGATCTTGTACAGTCCGTCGCCGGACACAACGTAGCCATCAGAACCCGTGATCTGAGGCGACCACAAGCCGCGAACAGGGCCGGGGCCAACGGTGGCCAGCTTGCGCAGTCCCGGCGCGCGGTTGAGGAAGGCGGGCTGCTTGCCGCCTTCCGGTACAACTTCTGGGAACAAATTCACGCACCGACTATCAGCGGCGTTGACGCTGCGGGCGACGTAGCTGGACCCGAGGATCGGCGTCTGCACTTAGTAGTTCCCAGCAAAAATATTGAACCGCTGGCGGGTCGCCACGATGCTGTAAGGCATCGACATGATGTCGTCGGGGTTGTTGATGCGCTTCAGGTTGCGCTTCGAGGTCATGGCGATGCGTTGCACCTGCCGCGACGGCTCGGTGCCGAACTCAGGGGCCATCTCGCAGGCAAGATTGTAGCGGAAGCAGCGCAGGTAGCCGGGCGGAAAAGCCAAATCGGTCGCCAGATTGGCGGGCTGGGTCAGCTCCTCAACCGAAACAATGTGGAACTCCAGCACCTTGGTCGGCACGGGATAGACGTACATCTCAACGTCGGGGTATGTCATGTTGACCCACATCACCTGCGGGTAGGTGCTGGTGACGGTCTTGACGGCAATGCCGTTGTACTGCTGCTGATTGATCAGCTTGAGGCCATAGGAAATGCCGTTGGACGGATCGCGGAAATAGGTGCTGTCGTCGATGGCGACGGGACGGTTGGCAACGATGTCGCCGGTCGGCCCGAATGTGCGCGAGATGGTGCTGGGCGGCCAACTGACGACTTGATCTTGGGTAGCGAACACGGTGAGGCGCTCAGTGTTCCACGACTGGATCATCTGGTTCATGGCGAGCAGGGCGTCTTGCGACGTTTCGGCTGACGGCGTTTCGCCTTCCGCCAGAACGCCCAGAAGCCTCAGTGATCCATTGATCAGGTCGCCAGCCGTCGTCATGTCATTCGCTCGCTTCTAGCCGGGACCGACCGCGGCGCCGGGGTTCGAGCATGACATTAGCCTCAACCGGCGCATCAAGCAACTGCGCGTCAGGGTCAAACCGCGACCAGCCGTGCATCTCGTCGTACTGCGCTTCCATTTCCATGGTGGCAATCTTGACGCCGTGCTTGGGGTGACGAAGATAGATCATGTTTCCTCCAGAAGAAGCGGGCGGCCGAAGCCGCCCACCTGTTGGTTATGCTACGCGGTACAGCGTCCATGCGCCCGCCGCAGACTTGCGGGCGATCATCATCGCGCCGGTCGTCACAGGGATCGTCATGGTGAGCGAACCCGTAATCGTCCAGCCCGTGCCAGCAGCGATGATGGCGGTGGCTGAGGAGGTGCCGAGGTTCACTACGCGGAAGGTGAACGCAGTGCCCACCTTGTCCGAGTTGGTGAGAACAGCTTCAAGATCCGCCACCGTCGGCAGCGTGTAGGTCACGGATGCCGCGGTGATGCCGCTGTTTGCAAGGATCAGGCCGTTGAGAACCTGCGCCGGGGTGAGCGTCGCCGCAGTCGTGACCGAGATCGGATCGGGGAGCGCGTCGATGAGCGGTTCGTCGAGGTTGCCGTCACCGATCTGGTAACCGCCGCCGCCATTGGGAAGTGACATGTGAATATCTCCTATCTTTACCTGTTAGCCCCAGATGCGCGCGGCCATCTGCGGACGGATGGTTGCGAAGCCGTACAGCACGTCGATACGGCAGGGGAGCCGGTCGTTGTTGATGTCGTACTGGCGCACGATACGCATCGAGATGCCGTTGTGAACCTGGCGAGAAGCCATATCCACACCGCTCGGCATGAGAAGGTCAGCCGTGGCGAACGAGATGGCGTCCTTGTGGTACACAAGGTTCTGCGGGTACTGGGTGGAAGCCGCGCCGACGAAGGTGACGGCCTTGCCGGTGATCGTCAGGGTGTTGACGGTCGCCAGAGCGTTGGACGGCGAGTAGAGCGCCGGGGAAACACTGAGGGTCACGGCACCACCAGAAGTCGAGGTAGCCGCAGCGGTCACGACGAACTGCTGAAGCGAACCCGTGCTTTCGCGGGTCTGCGGGTTGACGGAGAAGCAGTCAGCCACCGTGAACACGTCACCAACGGTGAAGGTCAGGGCGTTGCCAGCAGACGCGAGCGTGATGGTCGCAGCACCTTCCGTAGCGTTGCCGTTGACGGTCGCGCCCGTGGCAGTACGCGAACCAGTCGTGTGCTGCTTGATGGACTGCGACATGTTGATCTCCTCGTAGCCGAGGACACCTTCACCCATCATGCCGTTCTTGAACTGGCGGGAGATCGTGTCAACGGGGTTGAAGAGACCCTTCATGCCTTCGACCAGACCCGCGTTGGCCGCCGGGTTCACCGTAGCGTAGCGGCTCGGCATCATGGCAGCGTACTCGTTCAGCTTCTGCTGGGCCTGAAGCAGGACAAGCGAAGTGGCCGGGGTCGTGCCGGGGGTGCCAACGGTCGAGAAGATCGACTTGTAGGAGTTGGCAACGTCAGCGTCGATGGAAGACGCAAGCTGCGAGATACGCGGCTTGAGCACACGATCAGCGAAGTCGTCAAGCTGCATGGTCAGTTCGGCCGACGTGAAGTTGACGCCAATGTGCTTCTGGCTGGAGACGGTGAGCGTGGTGAACTGCTCGTTGTCGTCCTGCACCTGAAGGGCAGCACCGTCGGTCACCAGCGCAC